GTCTCTCCAAAAATACGCATACGATATTCAACACCACTTATTAAATCTGCGTTATATTCTCTTAATGCTCTTATGCTCATTGCTTCTACGTCCTCAATTACACCATCGTCAAACTTAATAGCCATATCCTCTGTATCTATGTTATATTTCCCAAATTCACTTGAAGCATAGCATACTGCTCTTATTAAATCATATATAGCACTTTCATATCCTATCTCTAATTTCTTTTTACGTCTTGCAAGTTTAGAGTTAGAACTCATTACTGCTGTTGCAGTTGTTAAATTAGCACCGTCAAACGTATAAAAGTTGTCCCCTAGTCCTACTTTATTACTTAAAATATTAAGGTTAGTATTTAACGTGTCAATCTGCTGTGTTGTTCTTAATTCTCCTGTATCATTTTGTATTAAGTCATCTTTTGTCGCCCCAGTTGGTAAAACGTATATGTCTGTGTCCTCTGGGTCAAATGTTAGTTTTTGTGTTCCGTTATCATAGTTTAGTAATTCGGCTCTTACAAATGTTCTTCTTCTTCCGTCTTTTATTTCAGTTTTTAACGCATCAAATGACAAATCTACCGCTTTTAAATTATCAATAGCATTTGCATAATGAGGTATGCCAAAAGGGCTATTGTTAAATAAGTTGTTTGTTAATAGTGGTTCAAATATACTAAACCATTTTATATTTGATTTTGTATCAAATTCAGATTGAGTCAATTCGTCTGTTATCTCTGTTAAGTTTCCGTTATTATCTGAAAATAAATGATTGTTTATAACATAGTTTCCTTGCTCATTTAATCTATGTACTGAACATATAACATATTTTTGACCTTTTATATACTCAACACTTCCAAATGCACACTCTGTTATTTCTTTATTGTTCCAAGTAAGCGGATATATCCAATCAACATCTACTATATCAATTCTTGTCTTTGCTTCGCTTACATCTAGTACCATTTTATCTTCATTTTCTACTATGTCATATACACTTACAACAGTTGCACACGTTCCCAATGCTCCTGACTTCTCGATTGACTGATTAATTATAACATTCAAATTTAAGCTATCTAACAATTCGTCATACTGCTTTTGTGTGTTGTCATCTTTCATTGTAATTTTGCATTTTTCACTCCAAAGAATATCACTCCAGTCCTCGCTTATCTCTTTTGCCATGTTCATTGTAAATCTTTTCTTGTTTACTCTCTTTTGTCCGTTATAAATATAATAATTGTGAAACGATTTTACATTTCCTTGATACCAGCTTTTCCATTGTGTAATATAAGTCTTTATTGCATCTTTTACATCTGGATTATAATTGTAAGTCTTTTGTAAAAAATCTTCTAATTTCATTTTTACCTCCTAAATTATCACTATATGATATATTCTCTTATACTCTATATAGAAAGATTTAACATTTTGTGCAATTATTGCGCTTTTATGTTCATCATAAACTTGTCATAAAAACTAAAATATGAGTATTCGTTAGCATCTAGCGAGTCAATATCCGTTGTTCCATCGTCTAGCCTTTCGTCTTGTACTTTGTCATTCCATAACGCCTCTGTATACGCCTCTATTAAGCCTTTACACTTCCTTAATATCTTTCTTTTACTTAAACCAAATAATTGGCAATCTAACTCTATTCTGTCCACTATACGCCCTTTAACGCAATCATCAACTTTTAATAGTATTCCATTTTGCCTTAAATGTTTGTTAAGCCCATACGTTAATACTTGCCCTAATGCCCCATAATCAGCAAAACAATGAGTAACTTTTCCATATTGTTGTATTATTTCATTGTAAAACTCAACAAATTTCTCATATAGAATATCTGGTGAATAAACACCCTCTATTTTCTTTTCATCTAACGCCCATACTTCTCTAAAATATGGCGTTATTCCATTGCAAATAAACCTTGTTGTACTTGTATTTGCTCCATAGTCTATTCCTATTGATATTATCATAAAATTGATTTTATTGCCATTTTCGTCCATTGCTTCATCTGTTATATATTGGCTTGGATTGTCTGCAAATTGTCTGTATATAATTCCCTCTGCATTCTTCCATTGCCCTAGTATTAGCCTATCATAATATACTGTCCCTGCATATTCCTTACATAGATTGTCAACAAACTCTTTACTTAAAAACGGATTGTCAAATATTGTGTAATGTTGAACATATACATCTAATCCTTTTTCTTCTATCTGGTCTATAAAGTCTTTCTTTAACCAATGGCTGTTGTTCTCTGGGTTTAATGCTCCATCAAAACACGAATAATCTTTGTCGAGTGAAGCTTGTATCATAACAAATACTTCTTGATTCCATTTTGCTATTTCGTCTCCATAAGCATATTTAATTGATGTACCTTGTATCTTACTTACTTGGTTTATTTTTTCACAGCCTAAACAATATACCTGCTCTCCAAATATTCTAGCTGTATTGTCGCTACTTATATTGCCTACTAGATTTTTCCCATAAATCTGTCTTAACGGTTGCAATACATTACGTTCTATTGTTCCTTTAGATACACCAAATATACAATATAGTCCATCTAGTCCTTTTCTTTCTATTATTCGTTTAGGTATAATATAAAGATTGTCTAAAAAAGTTTTGCCACATCTTCTAGCTCCTACTTTTAAATTGAATCTGTGATGTGCATTTCTTATAAACTCTTTCTGCTTATCGCTTAAAATCATTTATACGCCTCTTCATTTATTTTACTTAATAAGTCTTCAACCTTTTTCAAATCTTCCTTATTTGCCTCTCCTCGTCTTAATTCAAGCACTTTTAATTCTTTATCTAATATTATCCCATAAGCAGTAGCCAAATCTTTTATATTTGTAAACATATCTATATTATCGGCTTTTGTCTCAATAGCATTTAATATTTTATCAAGGATTCTTTTTTTTGTTTCGTGTTGAGTTTGCATATATTCTAGCGTAGATTGAGTGTTTTCTTGCTTTTTTTCTTCGCTTTTTTTCGTTATGTCAATATAGTTTTCATCTTTAACGATTCTTCTTACAGTACTTTCATTTACATTATTCATTCTAGCAGTTTCACAATAATTTTGATTGTCGATATAATCAGCTATAATTTTCTTTTTTTGTTTATCTGTAAGTTTAGTAGCCAATTATATCTCCTCCTTCAAATATGATAATAAATCTCTTTTACTTTTAAATTCTTCTGTTGTTTCATCTATTTTTATAATAAATGTTTTGTATATCTTGTCCTTTTTATATGTTCTTCTTTCCATATAGAATATATTATACTGCTCAGATAATTTTATTAATAATATATTTATCATTTTGTCTATATTCATTTATTTCTTTTCCTTTTACTTATTGCAATAGCCTGTCCCTGTTTAACCGCTTTACTTCTTTGCTTATATACTTTACCTGTCTTTCCGATACCTGTATCCACCTTTTACTTTTCTAATTGGCATATTATTTCTCCTTGCTAAAATCTTCAACCATTTTACAACCCTTTGCTAATTTTCTTTTTGTTTCTCCTCGTTTTGCCATTATTAACGCCCTTGCCAAATCATCTATAAGTTGATGCCTAAATTCATCTGTAACTTTGCTTTCATAACTACTGTTCATTATATCTATAAGTCCAAATTTAATATGCAATAATTCATGAACCAAAGTCTTTTCAAAATCAAAATCTAACATTCTGCTTCCATATTCTTCTTTGCTTACTATTCTAATAGAAGCGCTCTTAATTGAATTACTCCAATTTGTTTCCCCTATACTATTTTCTGTTTCTAGATCACTAAATTTGCAATTATATCTTAATACTATCGCCCAATCTTGCAATCCCAACCTTTCTTTCCATTCTTCTAATAATTTTTTTATATCATTGTCCATTTATTCACTTCCATTATATCAATATAAACGAAAAAGAGCAATACTTACATAATATTGCTCTCAAATTCATCTTTTGGGTAAAAATTATCGCATCTAATAGCAATAGTATCACTATTTACTTTGCTTTCACTTTTTATTATTTTTATATTTAATTTCTTTCCGATACATTCCTTGCAAAACTTACAAACCAACTTTTCGTATTCCATAAGCTCCGCCCTCTTTTAGTATATATCATTTGTGATTTTTAGTCAACTATTAGTCAACTATAATTTATTCTCCAATCAATATAGTATTAAAACTTGATACTAAATAAGCTTTCCCATCTTTGCCTATTATTTGTATCTGTTCTCCTTCATAATCCGACCATGTATCTATATCTATTTCTAATTTTTCCCCATTAATACTCGTTATTGCTTTTGTATATGTATGTTTTGTATCAATAAATGTTTTATTGCCAAAAATTCTTGGATATAAAATTACAATCGCACCAATTATGAATACAATTACAAAAACTATAATATATATTCCTAGTTCTGTAAGTCCTTTATTATTTTTCATATTCTCACCTCACAATCCTAATTCTTCTAACGTATATTCTTTATCTAGTTCCATACCTTTGTACATTGTGCCTTCTGAGAAATATGGCAATCCAAAACTATTACCAATACCACTACAATAAAAATATACATATTCTTCTCCCTTGTAATGATGTTTTGCTATGCTTTTGATTCTATTTTCCCACGGTTTAATAACCGCACTCAAATATTCTTTTTCTTTCTCATCTAAAATAGGTTTAGGTGGTATGTATTCTGTATATGTTGGGATTTCGATTTGTTTTATTGATGAATTTAAAAGACCACCACTACTCATCCAGTAGTTGTCTTTCATTTCTCTCCATTCTGCAGGGCTATTATCAAGCTTCATGTATTTTTTACCATATCCAGTATATATTTTAGTTCCAATAGGGAACTCATTTAATTCTTTTTCAGTTAGTTTCATAATTGTTCCTCCTCAATTCGTTTATTCCAATAAATTTAATATTTCTTACCTTAGCATCTATTAAATTTTGTTCATTTACTTCAAATAATCCTCTCGTATAAATATTACAATTCATGTTGCCTCTCATTGCCATACTAATATCATAATTATTTACGCAAGGATGTTGTATATCTCCCCTCAATCTTCTTCACCTCTAGCTTTCTTGAAATAATATTCTCTAATACATTCTTTGCATTCAACATCTTCTCTGCATTCTTCACAATACATATTCATATTAAATTCAGATATATCTTCTGCCATTAAATCTATAACTTTATTTGCCTTATTATACAAATTAATCAAATTAATTACAGCATTTCTAAATTCATGAAATTCATCATGAGATATGTCTATATATTCCCAATTCTGTCTTTTTTTATCTTCTTCCGATATGTCATAACTAATATGATAATTAATTACTTTCATCATTTCTTTTTCATTCATATAATCACTTCCCTATCTTAAATTGTCCACCATAGCCTAATATTGTGTTTTCTCCATCTGTCAAACCTAATTCATCATAAATACTTTGTTCATCTCCACTATTTAGAAAAATATACAAGTGCATTTTTCTTGCTAATTCTAATAATCTTTCATAAGGTATTTCATTCATGTAATCACTCCCAACCTATATCCTGAACTCCTAAATAATCTAACATATCAACATAGCAATTATTACAAATTGAGCATAATTTACGTTGTCTTATCCCTTTAATATAATCGTTAGTATTTATGTAGACATTCTTCTTGCTTTGTGTATTAACATATTCTCCACATTTAGCACAAAAACTGTTTCCATTTTGCATACGCATTAAAAACGCTTTTAATTCATTATCATTCATTTTTCTTATTTCTGATAATTTCATATAGTCACTCTCCTAAAAGTTCTTTTAATCTATTCTGTAAATATATCAATTCCTTAACCATAACTTCATCTTCATTTCGCATATAAATTTCTTCTTCATATTTCAAATCATCAATGAATGTTCTTATTTTTTCTTTAGATATAGATTCATTTTCTATGTAATTTAAAAGAAACTTAAATAATTCAAGCCTTTCTTGATATACTGTAGTATTTTCTTCGGTTCTAATTGTAACTTCTTCACATTTTATCCAATCTTTTAATATTTCTTTAGCTTCTGATAATTCCATTAGTCATCATCTACCTTTCTTGTACTTACGCTAGACCAAAATAATATAGAAAAAAGCACTATCCACCATTTTTGAAATACAACTGCTAAAAATGTAAAACATATTAAGGCAATAACATTTTTTATATATACCATAATAACTAACACAATATCTTTTTTACTCATTCCAACCAATCTCCTCACATTTTTTATTTATTGCTTTTAGTTCTTGCATTGTAATTCCCCATCCTTCATCATCTGTTATATCCAAAATTTTATCAGTTAAATTGAATGAAATTGTTTTATCCATATCGGCATTGTAATATTCTTCCCAAAAGCCATCATATATAACATCTTGTATTATTTTTACATATCCTAACTCTTCAAAAAGTTTATCAGCACTCATTATTAATCACCTAGCTTTCTTCATGGTCTTTTAATGTTAAAATAAAATCATTAGCTTCATCATCTGTATATGAAATACTAAAACCATGTATTGTTTCTATATTCATTTCATTTACTATTTTTACAAGTTCATCTTTATTCATTCTTCATTACCTCCTAATCTATATTCCATTGAAGAAAATTGTTCCTTTGTAACAATTCCTAATAGGCTTGCCCTATTTGCTTTTATCGAACTTATAATATTGCCAAGAATGTATTCATTGTCTATATACCATGCCGTTTCCATTGGATTTTCACCATCTATATCATCCTCATCACATATAACAATATGAACTATATCTTTTACTTCTATAAGGTCTATTATGTTTGATGAATGCTTTGTAATATCTTCTTTTTTGATTCTTAAATATTGATAATCCAGTGTATCGCCAACATAAATTCTATATATTACATCTTCAAGCCTTTCCCCATAATATCTAACACATTTATCGATTTCAACAAACTTGCCTATAATACCATCCTTACTTCGTACATATTCTCCTACTTTAATTTCACTCATTATTCAGATACCTCCTATAAAATTACAGTTGGATTACTTAAATCTGGCTTAATGTTCTTATCATAAGTAATTGTTGGAAAATATACTGGATTGCATATCCTGTTTTCTTTAAGTTCTTCATATTTCCCTTTTAAAACTAATAATTCTTTATACTCTTTCCATGTAATTTGTATTAAATCTTCATCTTTCATATCTATTTTTCCTCCTCTAAAATAGCAACTTCTAAATTTAAAAAACTATATGTATCCCAATCCTCATAACAATCACCTAACCATTGAGTGAATCCCCCAACAAGTGTTTTAAACCCTCTACCTTCTTCATAGATATATACTTCATCTTCAAAAACTATTTTTCTTGGTATTTTTTCGTTATTTGCGATTTTATTTAATAATTCAATCAATTTAATTTTCTTCATATTCTTCCTCCTCTAATAACTCACAAGTTGGATATGCTCCTTCGTTCATTTCACTTCCATGAATAAGTTTTTCGTCAAATTCTTTTTCTGCCTTTTCGATAGCTTCTTCTTCCGAATCTGCTTCAATTTCGAAAACTAAATCAATTTCTCTCCATAAGCCAACTTCATATTTCATATTTATCCTCCCTTATAAAAAATAATATATGTGGGATAGGATTTAATATTTAAAATTGAAATTATTATAGTAATCTTTATAATTCCCATTTCTGCTAACTGCAATACTAGATTTAATATGTTCAATTTTCTTTCTAGGTATAATATACCAATCTTCATTCTCGGTTAATATTGCTACAAAATCTACTCTTTCATTTTGAGAAACAACATTCTTTTTTTCACTTCTTGGATATGAAGTTTTTAAACATACATAATTTCTATTTTTACTATCAATCCAAGATTTCTTTACTTGTACAGAATAAAAATTACCATCTTTTTCTATTATAAAATCATAAGGTTCTATATTAAAAATAGGTCTTGATATGTGTATATTATTTTCTAAACATTTTAAAACAAATTTTTCTTCTGTTTTATATCCATTTAAAAGTTTGCTATTATAATCATTCATTATCTTTTCCCCACATAAATATAATTCGCACAGCCTAGCTCTGTGCGTGGACTAAGTTTTTTTGCTTAGCAGGGTGTCTTTAAACCGTAATTTAATACGTTAAAACCTGGAACTGGTTATTGTCGGATTTTATCCCTTGTTCCGACTGCAACGTCGACCGCGATACCACAATCCCCATGGGAACGTCACGCATACATGGGAGTATGCCAAGAACCCCTTTTGTTTACAACTTGAGGGCACTCTGTTGGGTTTTAGCGTCTTTTCCTTGACAAAACAATAAATTGTTCTTCTAATATCTTAACTCTTTCTTCTAATTTCAAATATTCTTCAATTCTATTGGCATACATTCCCCTGTGATTTTCTAAATCTTTTTCTAGCTGATGACATTTTCTCATATAATATTTCAAAGAATTTGTTATATCAGCCAAATTTTCAATCATTTTAGTTTCATACTCATTAAATTCATTCATTTCTGCTCCTCCAATAAATCAGATATTTTTATCTTTTTGAATTAAATCATAAAAATACTCAACTGTTCTAGCTAATACTCCTACACTAACACAATGGCTGTCAAAAATAGCTTCTAAATCTTGTTTGCTTAATTGCTTAAAATCTGTATCTCTGTTTATTACTATTTTTGTGTATTTATCATACAATTCATTCCTTATAAATTTCATTTACTCATCTCCTAATAAATCTGATATTTTATAAATCCTGTCGTACTCAAGTTCTATTGGAAATCTGCTATTACATACAAGCTCATAAACCCCATCAACTTGTCCATAATCGCTAACATATTTTTCAAAATCATACTCTTTAGAATTTTTAGATATTACTGATAAAGTATCAACTGTGCAAGGTGTTCCAAGCAAATATTTTGTTTCTCTGCTACGTACTAATGTTTCTACATCAAATCCATCATGTTTTTTATCATCAATTATTTTCTGAATAAATTCTTTTGTTTTCTTATCCATCTCTATTCCTCCAATAAATCAGATATTCTATATTCTTCTCCGTGGTTGTATAAATTGGAATAAATGTCCGAACACATCATATACAGCTAGATTCATTTTTCTACTAAACTCATCTTTATTTCTTTGAGCAATATACAAATATCCTCTATCATCTCTGCCAATGTGCTTATATATTTCTTGTTGTATATTCCTTAATATTACTTTCTCATCTTCTGTTAGAGTTGGTTTAACCTGTTTTAATAAAAATTTACTTAATCTTAACTTATTTATAGACTCAGCATGTTTATTATTATCGTCGATATATGCTTCGTAAGTCTCCCCATTATCAAATATGTCATCTACAAATTCATAAATACCTACTCCATCTTTTAAATACTTATCAGCATTTGTCATCGCTTATCAACTCCTTTATATTGTATTCTTCGCCTACATTTATCCACTCAAATATGCCTTCAAAAAAATCTTCAAACGTACTATCAATTTCATCTCTATCTGTGCATCCTAAATATAACGCTCCTTCTAATTTTCTGCCTATCTTATCGTATCTTTTTAAGCATATATGGCCTAATATCGTTTTTTCATCTTGCGTTATAGGCGTTTCGGCTTGTTGTTTAAGCCATAATTCAAAAACTTTTGCAAAATCAATTCCGTTTATATATTCAGTTAATTTATTTAACATATTTCCGCCATTTTCAATTAAGTTTTTTACTTGTTCTTCATTTAAATTATATTTTTCAGCGTTTGTCATGATTTACACCTCTCCATCTAATCTATATTTTTCTTTTAAGTTAGCAACTCTTGAATATATCCTTGCTCTATCCATTAAAATATTCCATTTCTTATGATATTTCTTATAAAAGTTTGTTTCATAACTAGGAATTGCTCCCATTTCATTTATTGCTAGCATTAAATCTTTCCATGCTTTTTCTTCTGTTGGCATATTTACACTTCCTCTATCTCTAAAATAACTTTATACTCATTGCCTATTTCAAAACTATCTATAAAGCCTACAACCCATTTACGATTGTCATTTTCAAGTTTTCCACATTTTTGCATTGCATCTAATATAAATTTCTTTGCAAAACAAACATTGTCTAAATCTCGCTTTTTGTTTGCTTCAATCCATGTAAAATGAACTGTAATAGGTTTAGTGAACTGTGGCAATTTATTTATAAAATATGCAATATCATTTTCAACATTGTTCTTCATGCTTGAAGCTTTGTATTTATTTGTTCTGCAAGCATTGACATATTCGTTCAAACTTGGTAGTTTCATTGGTATTTCAACTCTTATCATTCGCTTATCCTCCTAAAATGTCATTTGGTCTGCTAAATTGCTTATAAGATTTTTAACATCTCTTTGTTGTGGTTGGCTTTCCATTTTCTTATCAGGTAATCTATCCCCAAATACTTCTCTAGCTGATTTTATATAAAATTTGCTTCTATGTTCCTTGTCTGCTATTTTTGAGCCATCATATTCAAGTCCTTCTGCATTTTGGCATATACAAGTACAGGCATATTCGTACGGATAGCCATTTTCTATTTTTCTGTATAGATAATATCCAGTCCCATTGCAAAACTCACATTTTGTTTTTTCTCCAGCTTGTGTATTTGTTTTTACTTTTGCTATTAAATCAAGCATTTGGCTTAATGTTGGCTTGTATTGTGATGTTTTACAAGCTAGTCTAATTGCTAATTGATAACGATCTGCTGAATAGTTTTTTAATTCATCAAACCATATATCTGATTGTGTATAATTTAATTCTTTTTGGTAAAAGTCCTCTAAGATTTTTGTGTTCTTTGCAAATTCTTCTCGTGTCATTTATCCATCTCCTTTCGCTAAAAACTGTGCCCATTTGTCATCTGTTTTCGTTTTTTCTACTTTTATATGGCATTCGTTAACAGCATTTACAACCCATTTCTTAATACAAAGATAATGTGATTTAGCTTTATAACCTTTCATCTCGATATATTCGTCTAAATATTTAATCATTTCATCCCAATTTTCATAATCATTTTGTAGTTTCATAATCTCTTCATCAGTTAGCAATACATTCCCATATTCTCCATATTTATGTTTTGCTTTCTTCTTTGTTTCACTTTTTAAATCTTTTGATTCAGAAAGTGTATTATCTATATTATTCTTATCTAATCTAATCTTATCTAATCTTATCTTATCTGTGTATACATTTTGTATACATTCTGTATACGCAGTATTTTCAGTACTTTTAAGCTCATACACATTATCTTTTAAATCTAATAATGACATCTCTTCTTTATGTATTGTTTCTGTTGTTCTATCTCTTTGTAAATAATTGTTTAATCTCCAATGTCTTATAACTATAACTCCAGTTTCAAATGGAATTACAAATCTTTTAGCGATTAAAACTTTCATATCATCTTCAGAAAGCCCAGTAAATCTAATTATCTTCCTCCAAGAATCTACAAATCCATCATCATCAGCTCTCATACCAAGTTCATAATATAGCAATCTGCTTGATAATGGCATTTCAATAAAAGAATCTGTGTCAACAACACTTAAGCTGAACATTCTTCTTTTAGCCATGTAATCATCCTCTTTCTTTTGTTGCTTGATTATGTTGCCTATATAAACAATAAAGGAACTTCACTCGACCTGTTATAAGTGAAGTCCCTTTTTGTATATAAAAAGTCTATAAATAGGCTTTCAATATCTATGTATTATTCAACAGGTCATCTTTTGTAATTCAATTTTATATTAACTATTTTTTAAAGTCAACAATTATTTCAAAATTTATTTTAATTATCTGCTTTCTTTATTGCTGAGTCAAAAAAATCTTCTTGTTGCTTATACAAATTAAGTAATTTTTGTAGATTTTCTTTAGTGCAATTTTTTTCATTGTCAAAGAATATTTCTGATTTTTCTTCTAATCTTTCCGTTAGTTCCTCTAATTTATCCATAATTTTTACACATTCTTGCTTATTTTTCTTTTCTTTCTCTGCATTTTTTATAATTTCATCTATAATAAATCCTAAAGTTCTTGCCATATTTTCATCAAGTTCTATTTTTATTTTCTTTTCTTTCATTTTCTTCAATCCTTTCTCTTATTTCTTTTAAAATTGGTCTATACTTTTTATTGTTCTGATGTACTACTTCGTGGTGGCAATGCCTACATAACATAATACAATTATCTGGATTATTGGTTAAATCTTTTCCTCTTCCAAAAATGTGATGTAATTCTAGATTTTGCATTGCCCCACAAAGCCCACATTTGCCCTTACAAACATTATAAACTTTTTCATAGGTACTTTTACTAACTGACTTTTTTCTTCCTTTTTTGGCGATTCTCGTTTGTTTGGGGTACATGAAATTTGAATAGTCCATATTATTACCTCTTTTAGCTTTTCAATTCTTTTATTTTATCTTCATATTCTCGTATTTTTGCTTCTAATTTTGCTATTCTTTCTTCCTTGTCATATGGTTCTTCATATTCTATAATATTATCTTTAATTAATGTATAAACAATTTTTTGCATTTCTTCATTATAAAAAGGTTTTTCCCAACCAAACGAATTATTTCTCATGTAATATGTTAAAAGTACTATGTCATCTCCTTTTTCCCCATATTTACTTGGTCTTCTTCTTTTTGTAATTAATTCATAAAATCCAATTTCATTACTATCAAAATATTTTCTCTCTTTAAATCCATATTTTAATAAATCTTCTGGTTTTTTATTTTTACATAAAACTAACATTTAATTTCCTCCTTTTATCACTTCTCAAAATGGCAATTCATCCATATTTTGTTGTTGTGGTTGTTCTGTAAATAAATTATCTTGTTTTTTATCTGCAAAATAAACTTCTTCTGCAATTACTTCTGTTACAAATTCGGTCTTTCCATCTTTATCTTGATATGTTCTGCTTTGTAATCTTCCAACTACTGCTACTTGCATACCTTTTTTAAAATAGTTTCTGC